TACAGGGAAGTTTTTTATCTGGGTAGCATTACTAAAGCCCCCATTCTTAAAGCGTTTAACATCGGGGAACTTAAACTGGCGGCCTGATGGTATAGTGATAAGTGTATCTCTAAGTACGCCGGTTATTAGTTCGTCGTGCCAACTCTTTAAACCTTTATATATGTTGAAGTATTCATCGAAGTAAGCCTTTATGTGCGGAGCTTCTCCCATCCCCATACCACCGTACAGGGGAGCAAAGGTATACGCTTTGGCTGCCTGTCTCTCGTCTTTAGTTATTTGAGATTCAGGTTTACGGTTAATGATGCTAGCAGTCTGCCTATGAACGTCCTTACCTTTAGTAATATCACTTATCACTTGTGGGTCTTTAGATAGTTCACCGGCAACCCTAAACTCTAGACCGCTAAAGTCAGCTTCTATAATGCTACCACCTTCAAAGCGGGACACTACACAGCTACGGACAGGGAACTTACCGCCCTTCGGTTGGTTTTGAAAGTTAGGGTTAGAGCTAGATAGCCGCCCAGTCTTAGTTCTACACTGGTTAAACTGTGCGTGTAGCAGACCGTCGCTCCTAGTCCATGTTTCTATACCATTAACGAAACTATCTAAGTAAGTAGAGATGGCATTGAGTCTCATGTAACCCTCTAAGAACTCTACCGCCTTATCCTTACCGCTAGCCTTAGCTTCGCCCACCAGTCTTTTTATCGTGACCTTACTGGTTGAGAACCCATTAACGCATACGTCTTTAACGCCTTGAGGAACCATACCAAAACCGGCAGTCTCTTTTGTCTGTACTAACAAGTAACCTCTTCCGTTACACACAGCGCAAGTACTAGCTTTTTTATACGGCTCACCATTCTTTTTAGTCTTTAGATACTGGCCTCTACCTTTGCAAGTTACACAGTGCTCTGCTTTAGTCTTCTTAGCTACTTTAGTTGTGCGTCTAACGGCCTTAACAAACGCAGCAGGGGTCATCTTAGGCCTAAATAAAGGTCTGCCTCTAGGGTTGTAGCCTAGGTTGAACACTTGTTTGTGTTCTCCCTTATTAACGAAATCCCTACTATATATTACCGTTGACATATCCTGACCACTGGCTAAATTAACCGGCGTGTCGCCCATAACATCTTCAGTAAGAGCCTGTAACCTAGCCTCTATCTCTTCTTTCTCAGCTAAGTAGTCCTCTTTTACACTGGCTAACCGTTTTTGATCTATGAATATACCATTCTCTTCCATGTTCACTAAGAACAATAGAAACTCATTCATTAGATCTAACGTAGGCTTCAGGCCTTCATTCTCAGGTAAGTCGTAGTCCTTGCATTGGTCTACATATATCTCTGCACAAGAGATTACATCTGCATCAGCGTACTCAATGACAGTGGCTAAGGCTATCTCCTCAAAGCCTACACCAGATTTAAACTGGGCATCTACTAAGTCAGACTTCTTCAGGGATACTCCTCGTCTCTCTGCCGTTTTAGACAAAGATTTAGGTATCATCTGGCCTCGGTCAATGACGTACTCCCCTATCATAGTGCAGTAGCACTTCTCAGGTAAGACAAAACCACTACCTTGCAGGGCTAAGATGTCGAACTTGGCATTGTGAGCTACTAAAAGGTCTGCACCATCAAGCGCTTCTTGCAATTCTACAGGGCAGTCCGGTACTTCCTGTTCGTTATGGTAAAAGATAGCTCTCTTAGGCTCTCCCACAAACTCTGTGCCTTCCATCATATGCCAGTGGGCAGACACTAATTTGTTCTTCGGATGAAACGGAGCGTTATCTATAACTCCATTCTCTCTCTGTACAGTTGTTTCACAATCTATAATAATCGTCTTCATTCTTCATCTCCGAATGTACCTGTAAATTGAATTACAAAGCGGTTAGGGCAGAGACCTAGTATGTTGTATGCAATCCAACTAACAGAGTCCTCTTCGCTCATATCGTCTCGCTCCATAAAGAAGTCCACCATCTTGTAGTAGTCATAAACTAGCCACATATTCTGGTCAACACCTACTACACAAGAGTCTAGCCCAGTAAGTATTAACGCTCTAGGGTCTAAATCTTCTCGATATACTTGCATTATTCAGTGTACCTCGAACGATAGGGGTCTATCCTACAGGTTATAGTGCCATGATAGCCATTCAATTTATTCTTACCTACAGTAATGAATCTAGACACGTTATCTTCGTCGTCCCCAGAGTCTCCCGTAGTATCATCGTCGTACTTGCCTATACCAAAAACAAGGTCTGCTTCAGCAAACTTACCTATTTTACTGCCCTCTGCATCAAAAGGCGTGACTCTCGTTCTACCAGAAGCACTGGCATTAGCTTGAGATACACCAATGATGGCACAATTCTGCCTCTTGGCTACCTCGCGTAACTGTAAGTACAACTCTCTAAGTTTATGGTGGTTAGCCTCAAACGCCCCACTTACCGCTACCTTGTCGGCTTGGTCAATAAAAACAACGTCAGGCTTTATAGACTGTATGTGAGCCTCAAGAGTACTTATATCCCAACCCTGACCATTCCTGAAGTCCAACTTACGGTACATATCATGTGCCTTGTAGAGATCTACTGCGGCCTTTAGATTCTTAGGGTTACCTTCTAGCTCTTTCTGAGTAAAGCCAGTGTAGGCGGTGACTGCTCGTTTTTGGTGTTTAGTGTGAGCTTCCTCATTACAGACGAATAAACATTTAGCACCTTGGGCAGCAAACCCGTCTGGTGCAGCAGCTAAAGATAAACAAAATGCAGTCTTACCTGTTTCAGGGGTAGCTAAAACTACAGCAAACTCCGTAGCGCCTATGCCGTAGACTTTACGACTTAATGTACCTATATTAAATTGCCATCTACCTTCGTCTGATTCGTTAGCTATTAACTCCTCTAAATCAAACTCTTCGTAGTCTGCCACTTCGTCAGGCGTGAACCCGTCTGCAAGCCTCTCTAGATAAGAAGTCAACCGTATGAATCCGTCGTAGTTGCCTTCGCTTATCTCTAAGCCTAGGTTAGCAATTTTACGTCCCGCTTCCCTTTTCCATAGACCAGATAGGACATCTCCGGCAATCTCAGGGGACAGAGGGTCGGACAGGCCAATATCCTCAATTAAGGACGCTATCATGTCTGTTTCAGCCTTAGTGGCTACAGGGTAGGATTCTTTGTACAGGTGGAGTAGGGAGTGAGTGCTTAAATCTTGCCCGTATTTGTTGTGGGCAGTGGTGATTAAGCTATATAAAGTGTTTAGGTCTCCTTCCCAAAGGTGAGCGGCTAAACGGGATTGGTTGGTGCTATAAAAATCATGGGACAAAAGGTTCTTAAATAAACTGAGAGACATTTCTGCGTCCTCGCTAATGGGTTAAATTGTAAGTATACAAACAGGCGGGTGAGTATACAGCCTAGCTTTGTATAGGGTCAAGTAGATAGAAAGTCGGACACCTCACTTGCATCTAAATGCTTCAAGTCTAAGCCATTGAGGAACTTAGTGCGGACGTTAGTATATCCGTCCAGTTGTCGGGATAACCGTAGGCCTTTCTTACTGGCATCCTTATCTAAACAGACAATGACATTCTGATACTTAACTGCTTGCATCTTCTGTGTCCGGTCTAGGTTAGTGCCGAGTAAGGCTAGTCCAGTGTACTCATGGCTAACTGCACAGGCAGACGGGGCATCTTCGACTATTACCGCAGTATCCGCGTAAACTCCCGTACTAGAGACTACAAAACAACCAGTAGTATCTCCGTAGGTACGCCACTTAGGTATCTTTCCGGTTATAGACCGACCAACGTAGCCTTTCCCCTCATTCATACCGAACAGAATCCTATCTTCTGCCGGTGAATAGCGTATTTCTACTCGGTGGTTAAGGTGAGCATCTAAGCAGTGAGACTTAGCTAGCCAGTCTACTAACAACGGACGAGAATCCACTGCTACTAATGTGTCCGGTATACCGCTCTTACACAATACCTTTGGTGGTGTATTGTGTATAGCATTAGATAGCTCTACGCTAGTTCTATCAGTGCGTAGGCTTCCTCTAACGGTACAGGTAGCCTTAAAACAATTCCAAAGGAGTCTACCGTCCCTACGGGTGACGTACAGCTTAGAACGCCCTCCACAATAGGGACAGTTTAACTTAAGGGTCTCATCAGGGGCTATGGACAGGCCTCTAACAAAATCAGCCTCTCTCATACCTCATGCTCTAGCATATATTCAAGGACAGCAATTAACCTAACTTTAAATTCTAAATCCGTCATAACAGGCGCTCCTCTTCAGTTACTTTCCTAACATTAAATACGCTTTGCTCAGTTAGCAGGTCATACTCACATACATCATCAAATACGCCCTCTCTAACCATAGAAACGGCTTCCTCTTCACTATCCGCAGTAACCACATAGGTTACAGGGGTATAGTTGGTAGCAGTTACTTTATACGTCCCCATTATACATTCCTCCGGTTGCAGGCGTTAGCAGGGTAGCTACTTCTTCTTCAGAAATAGGAATGTCGTCACTACCTAGTGCCTTATCAGAGAATAAACGTAGTTGGTGGAGCACTTCTTGGTCGCTATAGCCTCGCTCCATAGCATTATCACCAAAGGCTAGCTCGTAGACTGCTTCGGTGAATCTATAGGCTTGATATAGGCTTCGTTCTAGGATATGTACGTCGCGGGTTAGCTTCTGTACATCGTTAAGGAGGGTTTCAGTTGGTTCTACATACTTAGTCATGGTTATAGCCTCTAGTTAAGGTATTAAGGGTTATATAGGGTATCGCCCCCGCAAGGGGGGCTTATTTATATCATGGATATTAAACGGTGTCAATCGACCCGTCAGGATACAGTTCTACACCGTCGCCCAAATAGACAGGAAAGCCGTCTTCTACGCAGAGATCATTATACATCTCTACATACTCGTCGGTCTCTCCTTCAGTGTCTTTTTTAGTTTCACTTTCCTCCGTAAACGGGTTGGTCATCTTTTTGAGCAGTTCGTTAAGCTCCTGAATGTATTTTTCCGCCTCCTCCATAGTAAGAAAGAAGGCTGCCGATGCGTCATTTAAAGCATCTAAACCCTGAGTATACTGCCACTCTAAGTCTTCAATATAACTCATTACTGCCCCAATAAGATTATCTTCTTGCAGTTCGTCGAGATTTAGCATGGCTCCCCTCCACTGAGAGCAAACATAAGCTCCCACGCTACGTCTGTAGCTTCTAGCCTGACCATTTCAGAGCTAACGTCAGTCTCGCCGTTACGGACTCTGTAGCCAACGATACGCAGCTTACCGGCATCGTCGGTGAACATATTTAAGTCGAGCGTGACCCCATTCAAAGACATCTCAAACCATTCGTCAATAGACTCTGGCTCTAAGGACACCTCATTGGCGCATTTAGGACATACTTTAATCATTTCTCTCTCCTTAATTCATACAATTTAAGTTAGTGTTATTGCTAAGTTGACTGATCATAACGAACCACCGCTGGCGTGCTTATCATTCCAGCGGTTGTTTACTAGTGTTCGCTTGTTATCCTGTATTATATCAATGGCGCATTGGGTGGCGTTGAATAGCTCGCGCTTAGTCTTTGCCTTATAGACTGTAATACTTTCTAAATGCGCGCCTATAATAAGCCATTGCCTTAACTCATAATAAGCACCTAATTGTATTAGGTATTTACCGCGTTCCGGTATATCGCTATGTATAGACTCCTGTAGCCTATATTCACTCAATACATTTAGCTCTCGCGCTTGTGCGTGCAAATTGATGATTTTAATTCTATCACTCATAATTGTACTCTCCATACTGTTTTTAATTCATCTTTGGTAGCTAATTGGTGGGTGGTAGCCCCGTTCACCTTGCCCCGATATACCCGTAACTGATTAGGAGCAAAGTTAGGGTTAGTAGTGTGAAAGTACACTTGAAAGTTCACCACTAGATCCAGTGGGTACTTGCCTTGCTTATACGCTTCGCAGTAGGTATCCAGTATCTTCTGGCTATGCTTTATGCCTCTACTGATAAAGTTAGCAGCGCGTGAGCCGTAGTGGCTCCCGTCTGCGTAGTAAACGTCAAAGACGCAATAGTTATTCATTTTTAATCCTCTACAGTGGTGTAGTACTTGAGTTTATCCGAAGCTATCAACTCCGTTAGGTGAGCATACAGTTGCTCTTTTAATTGCGCGTCACTCTCAACATCAAAGGGGTCAAATTCAAATTTAATTACTACTTTTTGTAAGTCCATTACTCACCTCGCCAAATCAAAAAAGTCGCCGTCGATAATATCTTGCTGCACCTCTTCTAGTAGCCACTCTAAGTGCGCGTCTAAGCTAAACTCAGGATCAACTACTACGGCGCTCTTGGGTATGTAAACTGACTTTTCTTCGGCGGTACTAACCGAACCCCGTTCGGCAATGATGCTATTACCTAGAAAATAGACGTTACATTCTAGCCAGTCTTTATCTCCGGCCTCAGTAGCTATTTCTACCTCAAAAATAGGTAAGCAGTCTGACTCGTTTAGTTCCGCTTGCAGCTTTTTTGTGTGAATGTGCATTTTAGTACTCTCTCTCGATTAATAGGATCTCTCAACGAATACAGAGTATCTCTTGCCACTATTTGTATGTCTAATTTACTTCGTGAATGTAAGGTATTCATTAAAATGATAAAGGTGAGCTAACTACATACGGTTTAATCGTGAAGTACACAATATAAGGTAAAAACATAGCTAAATCAGGTAGTTACGTTACAAAAATAAGACACTTAACTACAACACACCCCGTTTTTCGCACTAATACTTGCTTTATGGGTGAACTACGTTTAGTCTAGCCGCCTTACTTAAATCGGACGGAGCACCAACAATGCCAACAGACTACGAACTTATGCAAGCAAAGAAGAGCGGGCGTGATGAAAGCCTAAAAGTACTGAACATGAACACAACTGAGCTAACCGCTCTGGTGAGCTACTGTTACACCTTAACTCATGGCGATAAGGCTATTTTTAAGGATAGCGTGACCCCATTAGACGTACTGGGTGAGCTAAAAGATATAACGCGGGTGAACGCGTGAACTAGCTATAGACAACGGGTGAGCCTTGCTATATAGTATCCCCTAAATTAAAGCACCTTGAGTGCTCTCTCCCCCCCTCATGCCGGCCTAATCCTCCGGCTTTTTTTTGCCTGACTGTTTTATCGTATATAAAAAAAATACTTGCAATTACTTTGCATGGTGCTAGTATTTAATCTCATCTTAATAAACGGGAGTTATTAAATATGAATTACTCATTGCATCAACCTAGCACCGGCAACAAGGTTTCCCCCATATACCGAACGTATTCTCATAAAGACACTTGCCCCAATACTTGCCCATTAAAGGCCGGCGGCGGCTGTTACGCAGAAAATTATCACACTAACCTACATTGGGATAAGGTAACCAAAGGCGAGCGCGGCGTTAACTGGGATTCATTCCTTGAAGCTGTCGACGATATACCGCGCCGGTCAACTGTACGTCATAACATAGGCGGCGACCTGCCACACAATAGTGGCGCGACAGATTCCGATAATATGGCCGCGTTAACTAAGGCGCAAACTGGTCCCAATCAAAACGGCGTCACTTATGAGCT